AAAGGATGGGATCAATTAAATGCTGAAAACTTTTTAGCACGATATACACCAGATACTCAAGGACATTTAAGTTTGCATCATGATAGTTCCCATATTACTGCTTTAGTAAATTTATCTGAAAAAGATACTGATTATACTGGTGGTGGTACTTGGTTTTGGCGCCAAAAGAAATTATCTAGACCTCCACAGGGTTGGATAAGTGTACACCCAGGAAATATAACACACAAACATGGTGCTCGTCCTGTTTTAAGTGGTAAAAGATATATAATTGTTTCATTCATGAAAAATAAAGATTTTTAATATGGGAGTTTTACAAGAAAAACCAACACAAATTACCGAAGAAGAATTAAAAGAACTTAATGATCTTAGAACAAAAAAGAACGAATTTTCGGCATATTTAGCGGATGTTAATTATCGTAAATTGCAAATAGATGATGAATTAGAATTCATTAAATATCAATTTAAACAATTACGACAAATTGAAGAAGAATTAACATCTCGCATAACTGAAAAATACGGAAATGCTCAAATAGATTTAAAAACAGGCACAATAGAGCTAATAGAAAATTAGTTTTGAATATTTTTCGTATATTTATTAGTAGATAAATTCTATTAAAATATGGCTGAAACTTTATTATCACCTGGTGTATTAACTCGTGAAAACGACCAATCACAAGTTACTCAAGGTCCCATTACTGTTGGTGCTGCTATTATAGGCCCTACAGTTAAAGGTCCCGTAGAAGTTCCTACGTTAATAACTTCATATTCTGATTTTATAAACAAATTTGGAGCTACTTTCGTTAGTGGTGGTGTATCTCTAGAGTATTTAACTTCAATCTCTGCGTACAACTACTTCCAACAAGGTGGTGAGTCATTATTAGTAACAAGAGCCGTATCTGGTTCTACTAGTAATTACACAGCTGCTACTTCATCAAAAGTAACTGATATTGCTGGTAACGCTAATGGTTCATTTATTCTAGAAACACTTTCTAAAGGTGTTATTATGAATAGTAGTGGATCAGAATTAGTAGGTGGCGCTTTAATTAGCGGCTCAGCAGATAATATCCGTTGGGAAGTAACAAATGTTAATACCTCATCAGGACAATTCAATTTAATATTACGTCAAGGTAATGATACGACTAACCAAAAATTAGTAGTAGAAACATGGTTAAATCTTTCATTAGATCCTAACTCACCTAACTATCTTGCTGCTGTAATTGGTGATCAAGTTACTAATTATAATGCATCTTTAGGTTATTTACAAACTAGTGGTTCATATGTTAATAGAAGCCGCTATGTAAGAGTTAAATCAGTTCCTTCACCAACACCTAATTATCTTAATAATGCTGGTGCTGTAGCTAATTTCCCAGATAATACTAGCTATTCAGGTTCATTACCATTAGTAGGTTCAGGATCATTTGGTGCAGCTACAGGTCCGTTATTTGGCGCTCCAGGAGGTATATGTTTAATGTATGATCAAATTAGTACTACAAACATCCAAGGTTTAGTAAATAATGACTATACAAATTCAGTTGCTATTTTAGCTAATCCAGATGAATTTGATTATGAATTTATTTCAGTTCCTGGTTTAACAACTCAAAACGCAGTAGTTGATACTTTAATTGCTACTTGCCAAAATAGAGGCGATTGTATGGCAATTGTTGATTTAGCAAACTATGGTTCAACTATAGCTTCAGTATCAAGTGAAGCAAATACAATAGATTCTTCTTATGCTGCTGCTTATTGGCCTTGGGTTCAAGTATCAGCTCCTGGTACTGGTAAATTAGTTTGGGTTCCGGCTTCAACTATTATGCCTGGTGTTTACGCTTATAATGATAGAATTGCTGCTGAATGGTTTGCACCTGCTGGTTTTACAAGAGGTGGTTTAAGTGGTGTAATTCAAGCAGAAAGAAAATTATCACCAAACGATCGTGATAATTTATATATTAATAAAGTAAACCCAATTGCAACTTTCCCTGGACAAGGTATTGTAGCATTCGGTCAAAAAACATTACAAACAAAAGCTTCAGCTTTAGATAGAGTAAACGTTCGTCGTTTGTTAATTGCTCTTAAGCGTTATATTGGTCAAGTTGCTGATAATTTAGTATTTGAACAAAATACAGCAGTAACAAGAAATAAATTCTTAAACCAAACTAACCCTTATCTTGAATCAGTTCAACAAAGACAAGGTTTATATGCTTATAAAGTAGTAATGGATGAAACTAATAATACAGCTGAAACAATTGATAGAAATCAATTATTTGGTGCGATTTATATCCAACCAACTAAGACAGCTGAATTTATTATTCTAGATTTCAACATTACGCCTACTGGAGCTTCATTCTCGTAATAAAAACTTAAAAATTTAATATTTATATTAAACATAACAAACAATGGCAGTATTAGATCCTAACGAAATAATGTTTACGGCGTTTGAGCCTAAAGTTCAAAACCGTTTCATTTTATATGTAGATGGCATTCCCGCCTATTTAATTAAAAAGGCTTCTGCTCCTGGATTTGAAGCTGGTGAAATCATATTAGATCATATTAACGTTTATCGTAAAGTAAAAGGTAAAGTTAGGTGGAATGATATGACATTATCCCTTTACGATCCCGTAACTCCTTCTGGAGCTCAAGCAATTATGGAATGGGCACGTTTAGCTCACGAATCAGTAACAGGTAGAGATGGTTATTCTGATTTTTATAAAAAAGATTTAACTTTAGATATTTTAGGTCCTGTAGGTGATGTAGTAAGTGAGTGGATTATTAAAGGTGCTTATTGTAAAACAGCTACATTTGGTGATTATGATTGGACAGCTGATGCAGCTATCGAAATATCAGTTACTATTGCTATGGATTATTGTATATTGAACTTCTAGTAGTACACAATAGATAATAAAGAGGCGCTAAAGAAATTTAGCGCTTTTTTTATTAAATTTTTAGGAGATATATATTTATATCAAACAATGTTATAATAATATGGAACAAAATTATGTTACAAATGTTGTACCCCAAACAGAGGAACAACCAAAATTCAAATTTCCTACCGAAGTAGTTGAATTACCTTCTAAAGGTTTATTATACCCAAAAGATAATCCCTTATCAAGTGGTAAAATCGAAATGAAGTATATGACTGCTAAAGAAGAGGATATTTTAACCAACCAGAATTACATTAAACAAGGAAATGTAATTGATAAATTACTTCAATCACTTATTGTATCAAAAATTAACTATAGTGATATAATTACTGGTGATAAAAACGCAATATTAATTGCTGCTCGTATTTTAGGTTATGGTAAAGATTATGAATTTATGCATCAGTTCGCTGGTATGGATAATGAAGTAAAAGTAACTATTGATTTATCTAAACTAGAATCAAAACCAGTTAAAGAAGATTTGATTACTCCTGGTGTTAATAGTTTTGAATTTACTTTACCTAATACAGGTACTCATATTACTTTTAGAGCATTAACTCATGCTGATGAAAACAATATTGATAGAGAAGTGGCTGGACTTAAAAAAATTAATCCAAATGCTACAGCAGAAGTATCCACTCGTTACAAACACACTATTACTAGTGTTAATGGTGATAGCGATAAAAAAACTATCCGCGAGTTTATTGACAATTATTTTTTAGCTAAAGATGTTAGAGCATTCAGAAAATATTATAGTGAAGTAGTTCCTGATATTGATCTAAAAACTACTATTGAATATGAAGGATATGCTGAAGAGGGAGTGGAGGTACCTATAGGACTTAGCTTTTTTTGGCCTGACGCCGGAATATAGGTTATACCTTTTCCGTACACTTCATGAAATAGTATTTCATGGAAATGGTGGCTATGATTTTATGACCGTGTACAATTTTCCAATATGGTTGAGAAAATTTGTATACAAATCTCTAGAAGAACATTATGAAAAAGTAAATAAAAATAATGAAAATAATTTAGTAAATCAATCAAATACTAAAAATTTATCAAAAGAAATAGCAAGACCTAGTATTTCTCCAAAAAATGTTTACTCAACTAAAGCGCCCAAAAAATAGGGCGCTTTAATATTTATATGTAGTATGGCAGCTCCTAATCAACCAAATCAACCAAATAACCCTGCAGGAAGACCACTTACCCAGGCTGAAGCAAGACTATATGAACAAGTTAGAGATAGTCTTAGGGATATTAATATTGCTACAGATCAAGGAAGGTCAAGATTTAGAGAATTGGTTAGTGCGACAGACGATTGGAGAAGATCACTTAGTACTATTTCTGAAGATTTAGAAAATTTAGATGATAATTTTTCTTTAATAAACAAAAATATTAGAGAAATTGGAGCTAATATAGGTAAAGAATTAGCTAAAGAATTAGAAAATGCTGGTGATCAAGCTGATATAATTAGAAAAAGAATAGGTGATGTAAAAAAATTAGTTAATGAAGCAGGCAATGCTACTAGAAGAGCAGCTGATTTAACTCAAGATTTTGCAGATGGAACTGCTCGTACAAGTGACATTGGAAAACAAATTGCAAAAAACAACAAAACAATTACCCAGCTCCTTCATGAAGCAAATGATGCTAGAGCTCGTGGTAATGAAGACTTAGCAAAACAACTAGATAATTTATTAGCAGAAGAAGAAACATCTCAACGCACATTAAAGACTCTTGAAGCTCAATCTAAACAAATAGATAAAGCTGCGGGGTTAACAGGAAAACTTCTTGATGGATTTAAAAAAATTCCTTTAATTGGAGAAATAATAGGGGAAGAATTAGCTGAAATTAATAAAGAACTAAGAGCTGAAGGAGCAGAAGCTATAAAAAACGGTACTAAGTTTAATTTGATGGGAGCTGCCGTGAATAAAGTAGGTGGTCTTATTAAAGAAAAACTTAAAGATCCTTTAGTTTTAACAGGATTTGCTATTGCTGGTTTAATTAAAACATTTAATTTTCTTAAAGACATTGCTTTTGGATTTAGTAAAAATGTAGCTGAAACAGGCCGTAATATGGGATTAACCCGTGATGGTGCTAAAGCTATGGTTGAATATACCCAATATGTTTCAGATCACTCTCATGATCTTGGGGTTAATTTAAAAACCGCAGGAGAAGCAATGCATGAGTTAAATGATACTTTTGGTACTTCTGCTTTACTTTCTACTGAATTAGTTGAAGGACAAGTTGAATTAAAAGAAAAAATGGGATTATCTGCTGACGAAGCAGCTAATATTTCTAAGTTTGCTTTATTAAATAACACAACCCAAAATGATATAGTTAAAGGTGTTACTAAAGAAAATAAAGGTTTACTTAACAATAAAAAAGTATTACAAGAAATAGCTAAAACAGAAGGTCAGTTAGCTACTTTTTATAAAAATGATCCTATTCTAATTGGTAGAGCAGTTATGCAAGCTCAAAAATTAGGTATGACCTTACAACAAACAAAAAATATAACTGATGGTTTACTTGATATTGAATCATCATTAGCTAATGAATTTGAAGCCGAAGTATTATTAGGTAAAGATATAAATTTAGATCAAGCTCGCCAGTTAGCATTAATGGGTGATACAGCAGGTGCTGCCGAAGAAATGCTTAAAAATGTTGGAGGTATTAACGAATTTCAAAAGTTAAACCGTATTCAACAGGAAGCATTAGCTAAATCTATGAATATGTCTACTGATGAATTAGCTAATACCTTAACTAAACAAGCAGCATTATCTAAATTAACAGAAGGTCAAAGAGCTGAGTTAGATAAAATGAGAAAAAATGGAGAGGGTGATAAAGCAGATGCTATGGAAAAAGCAATAATGGAAGGAAAAAGTGTTGACATGGCTAAAATGCAAGTCGACGCTCAAGAAAGATTAGCTCAAGCTGGAGAAAAATTTAGAGAAGCTATTGCTCGATTAGTGCAAGGTCCTTTAGGTACTATGATAGATGGTTTTGCTAGTGTGGCAGGTCATTTAGCAACAGGGGTAGGATATATTTCTAAATTTATGAGTTTTTTAGGTGGTATTCCTGTATTAGGAGAAGGACTTAAAAAACTTGGTACTGTAGCTGCAGTAATTTTAGGATTTAAAGCAGTAGCTGGATTATTTAAATATATGATGAAAGGAACTACTATTAATCCAATGGTAGTTACTTTAAGTCCTGCTGATAAAATGGCTCTTGCAGGAGCTGGCGGTGGCGGAGGAGGAGGAATAACAGATATGGCTGGTGGTGGCGGCGGTGCTGGAGGTGGTGGTAGAAAACCAGGATCTAGATTCGCTCGAGGAAGAAGACTTGCTAGAATGGGTAGGTTTGGAAGATTTTTAGGTGGTGCTTCTAAATTAGCAGCTCCTGTTTTAGGTGCTGTTGGAATGGGAAGTATGATGGGTGGAGGCGGAGGTATGGATATGGGAGGTGGAACTAGTGGTGGTGGCGGCGGCGGTGGAAATACTGTAAGTGGAAAAGATTTAGGTAAAGTTACTGCACCTCCACCAGCAGCAGGAGGTGCCCCTTCAGGAGGTGGAGCTCCTAAAAAAGGATTTTTTGGAAGAGTTGGAAGCTTTTTTGGTGGATTAGGAAAAAAGGTAGGTGGTTTTTTTGGTAGTCTTAATCCTAAAAAAGCTATTGGTGGGTGGTTAAAAAATAATATTGGAGGATTTTTAAAAAAGCTAGTTAAATTTCCTGTTATTAGTAGTTTACTTGAAGGAGTGTTTGCATATGGTGATATAAAAGAAATGATGGCTTCAGGTAAGGGTGGAGATGAATTAAATCAGATGGTAGGTAAAAGAGTAATGCAAGGAATTGGTGCTGTATTAGGTAGTATAGGTGGTGCTGCTTTAGGTTCACTTATTCCTATACCTCTTGTAGGTACTTTTTTAGGTGGATTAGCTGGAGATTATGTTGGTAGACTTTTTGGTGGACTTATAGCTGACGTTGTTGGTGCAGGTCCAATAGGTAAAGCTGTAGTAGGAATGATGGGTGGTGATGGTAAAGTAAAAGCAATGGCTGAAGGGGGCATTGTTACTGGTCCAACTAAGGCACTAGTAGGTGAAGCAGGTAATGAAGCCGTTATTCCACTTAAAGAATTTTACGCAAAAATTGATGAATTAATATCAGCAGTTAAACAAGGTGGTAACATATATTTAGATGGTGCTATGGTTTCAACAAAACTACAAACACCAATGGCAATTGCTACTCGAAGAACAGGATAATAGAATATTTATATAAAACAATAAAACTATGGCTATAATTGAACAAGTAAAACAGTCAACTTTAAGTTTAAATGGCGTAACCCCTCCAAGAGCTGAACAAGCAACTCCTCAATCAAATGTTCAGATTGATAAAGGTTTAAAAGTATCAGCATTAGATTTAGATGGTAAAACTCCACCTAAATATGTAGATAACAAGCCTCAATAATCTGGAGTGAATGCCACTAATAGATCTAGTAACAGACTTAAAAACCCTTAAATTTGGTAAAGATCGCCCTGGTGGGGGTGATAGTGGCCTTCCTTACATTAAGACTCCATTACCTGAGAATGCTACTGCTATTGAAAAAGCAGCTATAAATGCAGGTAAATTTAGTATTGATTTTCCAATTAGAGGGGGAGCATTAGCTGCCGTAGATAGCATTACTGATACTCTTAGAATTGGAAAATTTTACGTTGATCCTCAACGCGGTCCTTTTTTTATAACTAAACAAGTTGGATTACAAGCATCTAATCCTAGAACTGAAACTGGTCCTGGATTAGGTCCTTTAAGAAATACCCAATTATATAATCTTGGTTTAAACACATTAGCAGAAGTAGGTAGTATTGCTATTGGAAATCATTTTGATAGACCTGGCCTAACACCAGTAATTAGATCTCAAGATAAGTATGCTTATATAGTAGGTAGTCAAAATATTAATAATAATGCTGACTCAAATAGATTAATTACTTTATATAATTTAAAAGTAGCTCGTACTCCTGATAGAAAAATAGAACCTGAATTTGTAAAAAGTTTAGGTATTGACTTAGAACAACCATTAACCCTATTTAATTACCCTGCAGGCCCTGGTTCATTGTATGGTTTAGGAAATACTACGATTCGTCGTTATGATTTTACTACTCCTACTCCTGAATATCTCGAAAAATTTACTTCTAAAGCAACAGCTAAAACTAAATTAGCTAATTTAAATTTAAATTATAAAAATTTCCTCTCAGCATCTGTTAAGTATTACGAACAATTACAACTTGATAATCCTCATTTTTCAATAAGTGGTTCGTTAACTATAGCTCAACAAGAAACTGGTAGTATTATTCGTAATAATTTTACTAATACTCCTTATCCTATTAATTTCACTGCTTCTTTTCCTAATGGATCCTTAGATAAAATAACTGAACCTACTAATTATAGAAACTATTTAGGAGCAAGTATAGCATATATTAAAAAAGTTGGACCTACTGCTATAACAGAACAGAAATTAGGTATAAATGTTAATGGACAATCAACTACTTTAGGACAGCAGGTTACAGGTAGTATAGTATTTAATGATTTTTTAGCAACTCCTTTTCCTACAAATTTTAATAATTTTGACAGACCTATTATTTCTCAATCAATAGTTCCTACCAATATTAATCCTCGAAGCTTTAATTTATTAAGTGAGGATATGGCAATTATAGATTCTATTCCTGATAGATCTACTATGCTTCAAGATAATAATCAAGATATCTTATCAAACGCTAGAGATCCTTATTTTTCAAGTCCCTTTGGATATACCTTAACTTATAATTTGTTAAGAAAAAGAGCAGATGAAAGTAAAAAAAATGGACAGAGTAGCGCAGTTAAAGATTTTAGAAAAACTGCTATGGATAATAACATAGGAACTGGTTCATTATATAGCTATGATTATAATGCTAATGACGTTAATATTGAAACAAGAATAGGAATTGGTAATCCTGGTAAACGAGCTTCTGATAGAACACAAATAAATGTAGGTGATCCTAATAGACAAGATAAAGTTAATATGTCTCCTTTATATACTGATAGTAAGGAACCTAGTTTTAGTGGTGAACATTCAGACATGATCAAATTTTGTTTTGAGGGAGCAAGTAATAACACTGCAGGACAATCAACAAAAATATTTTTTAGAGCCTTTTTATCTGGTTTGAATGATGCTCATAGTGCTGATTGGCAAGGATTTAAATACACTGGTAGAGGTGATACTTTTTACACTTATCAAGGATTTACTCGCCAAATAGGATTTTCATTTAAAGTAGCAGCCCAAACAGCTCAAGAAATGCCTATAATTTGGAGTAAAGTAAACTATCTAGCTTCACTATGTTATCCTGATTATAATAAAGCAGGATTAATGAGAGGTAATATTACTATCTTAACTATAGGAGATTACCTATACAGAGTTCCAGGTATATTAAACAATGTAAATATAACAATCCCTGATGATTCTCCTTGGGAAATTGGTTTTAATTCCCCATCCCAATACCAATTACCTCATATATGTGATGTTTCTGTTCAATTTACTCCGATAATGAACATATTACCAAGAAGAGGAGCAGCAGTACCATTAATTACTCCTGCTAAAAAAGATAATAAATTTTTAAAAGATTTAACCGGTATTGACTAATGGCTAATAGATATCAATATATTGCTATAACTAATGATAATGTAAGAAGAAAGCAACAATATATTCCTACATATTATCCTACTATCCCTGCTACAGAAAATGATACTTACATTTTAACACAATATCAAGACAGATTAGATTTAATCGCTTATGATTTTTATGGAGATTCAACATTGTGGTGGGTAATAGCAATGGCGAATGAATTGCCTGGAGATTCATTATATTTAGAAGTAGGAACCCAATTACGTATTCCTGCTGACATTTCAGCTGTATTAAATGAATATGTTGAATATAATAGATTATAAAAGTTATGGCTGTAAAACCCTTTTTAAATATAGTGGGGTCATCATTAGATGACTATGTTAGTACACAACTAACACAAAGAGAAATTTATTTACTTTCTGGTGCTGGTGGTAAAGGAAGTGAGTTTCGTACTCCTGATCAAATCCAATTTCTTTCTAATACAAATGGTTGGTTAAGAGTATCTTCTGGTGTTAGATTAACTGAAAGTAAATACTTTCAAAATTTAATTTACACATCAGATACTTTAGCTAAGTCTTTTATTTTACAAGGAGGTGTTGTTTATGATAAACCTGGTACTAATACTAGAGGTACAGGTATATTAAGAACAGGATTTGGTAACGATAGAGCTTATGGTATTGGTTTTTATTCAAGATCAGATAATGGAGGTGACGATTTAGGTTTTAGACCAATGCCTGGTATAACTAGTTTTAGTATAGTTAACGAAGGTCCTTATGGTGCTTTAAGAACAGCTAATATTGGTATCAAATGTTATAATTTAACTCAACTCGATATTGTTGATACTTTATACATGAGATTAGGTTTTAGTGTACTTATTGAATTTGGTCATATTCCTTATCTTAAAAATGATGGAACTTTAGAACGTAATGTGTTACCTGTTGATTTTTTTAATATTAATGATAAAGAAACATTAATAAGAAATATAGCTAAAAGAAGAAGAGAATCAAACGGAAATTATGATGCTATGTTTGGTGTAATTTCTAGTTTTGATTGGACAGCAAATAATGATGGTTCTTATGATTGTAATATTAAATTAGTAGGACCAGGTTCAGTAGTTGAATCTTTAACTATTAACTATGGAGCTAAATTAAAAGTAAGTAATAATGCAGACTTACCTCGTTTAAATATATTTCAAGCAGTATTAGCAGCGCAAGCTCAAGGTGCAACACCTCCCGCTCCTCCTTCAGGAGGTACTCCTGCTTCTACTACTCCACCTGCTGGTTCCGCGGCTGATGGAACTGCTACATCTGCTACTACAGCAACAGTTCCTGTTCCTGGAAGTGGTGTTTTTGGTTATTTTCAATCAACCGTAGAAGTAACAATTCCATCAGTAGTAGCAACAAGAAATGCTTCTATACTACATCAAAAATTGTATGCTATATACGAAAATGCCCAATTAAGCTCAGGTCAAACAACAAATGCAGGAGATGGAAATTGGAGTATTTTTGCAACAGCGACTCCTTCTTTAACTAATAATTTATTTAAAGATAGTCCATATAAATTTTTAACATTCTCTGGTGGAAGTTTTAGTGGTGATGATACTGCTATGAAAGGAAATAATGCTTATTATATAAAAAATAAAATAGCTAATCCTACTTTATCTAGTGAAGTTCCTACAATTAGTGGGGGTTTATTTCAATATGTAGTAGTACCTTTAAGAAAATCACAAGGTGGTCAATCCCCTCTTCCTGCTAGTAGTAATGCTGTGCCTGGATTAGCACAGATGACTCAAGTATATATTCCTTTAGGTTATTTATTAGCCATTCTTCAATCAGCAGGATTAATATATTCTAAAAAAGAAGGAAGTAATGAAGGTAAACCTTACATATACATTGACTTTAATGATAGTACGAATCAATGTTTTGGGTTTCCTCAAACAGTGTCTGTTGACCCTGATGTATGTTTAGTTCCCTTTGCTGGTAGCCAAGATGAATGTAATTTATTATTTGAAAGTGGATCAGCTATTGAAGAAGATGCTGTTTATAAAGTTGAAAATGATAAAGTAAGACCTATAGTTTCTTCAAAATCATTAACTTACTATCAATCAGATCGAGTTTGTAAATTAATGAATTGTTTATTAAATATAGAATTTATAATAAATACTTTAAATAGTTTAGCTACTGGAGATGAAAAACGTGAAGTACCTTTAGATAAATTTTTATTTACTATATTAAAAGGAATAAATAATGCTACTGGAGGTATAAATGAATTTAGAGTAGCAATTGATGATGAAGCTTCTTGTATTAGATTATTAGATGATCAACGTATAGATGGTAAAGAAGCAATTGAACCTACTCAAATCAATATTATAGGATTAGAGTCAACACTTCAAGATTATTCATATTCAGCAAAAATTACTCCTAAATTAGCTACACAAATTGTAATTGCTGCTCAACCAGGTAATACTAAAGCAGCAGGCCAAGACGTTTCTGCTCTTAATACATCTAAAAAAGATTTAGTAGATAGACTTAAACCAGTAATAGTTGACTCTACTCAATTAGGAGAAGGAGAAGAAGAAACTACCAGTACAGCAAGCACATCTGGAGAAAATGCAGAAGGAACAAAACCAGAAGATCCAATTAACCAATTATCTCGTCATATTACTAACATTTATTGTAAAGGTCAATATAATTTAGACGATGTTGAGGGAGCTAGAAATACATTAAAAAATGTTTTATTAGGAATAAAAAGTAATAGAAACGATTCTAAATCAACCGCAGCACAAGTAATACCTCTTGAATTTAATATGAAAATGATGGGTATTTCTGGTTTTCAAATTAATCAATGCTTTAGAATACCAAACACTCGTCTCCCTGCTGGTTATTTAGAAAGCGATGGAACTTCACGTATTGCTTTTATTGTTAGAAGAATAGAAAATACTATTGAAAGTAATAGATGGGTAACTAATATTACTGGTCAAACCATTAATTTACCAAAAGGAGTTGCTGATAAGCCTTTAAAAGCTACAAGAGCATTAGCAACACGTAAAGCACCTGCTCTACCTCCCCCACCAACAGTAGTGCCAAACGTAGATTTAGCTGTTGGTGTCGGATCAATAGTTGCTGCTGATGCTAATAATTTTACTAAAGTAGCTGCTGCTGTAATCCAAAATGAAGAAGGAGGATATTATCATCCTAATATGTTAACTGATGGTAGAGTAAAAGATAGTAGGTATGGTACTAGTGGTGAAACATTGTATGGCATTGATAGAAAAAATGGTGGTACTATAAATACAGGAGCAGCAGGAATTAAATTCTGGTCTATTATTGATAGTTATGGAGCAAGTACTAAATGGAAATGGAATTTCATGCCTACAGCCGCTGAAAGAAAAGATGAACTATTAGTACTAGCAGCTGATATGATTAAGATACAATACGAAATAAATGTTAAAAACTACATGTCAGCTGCAGTTAAAGCAAGAGTAGATCAAGATGGAAGATTATTATATCATTTTGTTCGTGCTACATGGAATGGATCAGGATGGTTTAAAGGATTTGCCAATAAAATAGATAATACTCTTAAAGCATATCCTAATGTAACTAATGATGGATTAGTAAATGCAGCTTATAATAGTAGATTAAATAATGTTGGTCTTGTTGGAAATAAATCAAATAATTCATTAATTGCTCAAGGAGCTGGAAAATATGCTAAAGTAGTAGGATTACTAGCATAATATTTATGTAATATGGGTAATAAATATTTTCCTAAAGGTCGAATTCAAGAAAACTTACATACAAACGGAGGTGAATTTAAAAAAACCTCTACTGGAGAAGACTATACAGGACCATATTATAAAACATTTGATGGTAAAACTAAGACAGGACCTAATCCATTAGAAGGCCCTTCTGAAGCTTTAGAACTTATTGATAAAGGAGCAAATAGTAAAATCCCATCTACTAATCTTAATCAAACATATTTAAAAAATTCTGCTGTTAAAGTAAATGTTAATATTCTTAATTTAGGTGTTTTAATTGATCCTACATCATATCAAGCAATTCCTACTGAAGAAGATTATCAACGTGGTTATTATTTAAGATATTTTGCTCAACGAAGAAGAGGTCGTGCTTACAATATTATTGAAATAAACGAAGAAACTTATAGTGATCTAACGCAAAATCAAAAAGTATATAATTATCTTGTTTGGAAAGCTTTAAAGTTATTTTGGCAATTAACTGGACCTAGAAAAGATAATAAAACAAACAAAACACAGGTTGTAGCAGGAATTGAAAATACTAATCTGCGTTTAATAACCCAGCAAGAAAAAGGTTTTCCTGGTTTGAATATATATTTAAATGATCCTCTTCAATACGCTCGTATAACTATCCCCGCTTAAATTTGGAGGGGTAAGGTTAACATCTTATATTTACAGAAACAAAGGTTATGTTTTATATTATTGAGACTGAGGATCAACTTAGTCGACTACATACTGACTGTCAAAATTGCTTTATTAACATAATTCCGCTTAATGATAATTTTCATCCTAAGCTGAGTGAAACATGTTTGATATACTATAAGTGTCCTACATCAAAGGGTTATTTATTTACTATTAACCATAGTGAGGCATTTAAATTACCATTACAATCAGTATTAAATTATCTTACTAAAAAACACGAACGTATATATACGTTAGATAAAAAGGCAACTAAATATCTAATTGGTGATGAATTACCTATTATTGATGTAAACTTTATGTTGCCTGAGGCACTTAAAGAAGAGGCATTTAATACTACATTACATGATCATTTTTATAACAAGTTTTTTCATTTAAAAAATATTAATAGTATTATTCCTATTTCTAAACATTATGAAAAACAAGAAAATATATTTAATAACATATCTTGGTGTTTAGGATTAATGCCTAATGAATATTTGAATGATGATTATACTGATGTATTTTATAATATAGAAAAACAAGGTATTGGGTTTGATGATAAATTACTTAAAAAACACTTTGAATTTGGTTGGGCAGATTATTCAGTATCTGCTAATCGTATATAC